CCGGATTTACTGCATTTATATACCTAAAAAGGGGGGCCGTAAAGCCCCCCTTTCTATTACGCGCCTTGCGAGCCGTACATGCCCAGCGGGTCAGACCAGCCGAACGAATAACGCTCACGAGCCTTGTAACGGACGTTGCCGGTATCAAAGTCACCGTCCATCGAGTTAGCCAGCGGGCTACGAACAAAGTGCTTCATGCCGTTTGGAACGTCAGTGGTCAGGAACCATGCGTTTGTGTCGGTCAAGAAGTGGTTGATCGTATAGCCTTCTGGGATCGAACCATTGTTCTTCAGAGCGTTGATGTCGTTGTCGTTAGTGCCGACGCGGAGTTCGGTTTCCAACAGACGAGTAGCAACGAACTGGAGAGCAGGAGGAACAATCAGCTTCTTCGGCTTAGCAGCGATCAGCAGACCACGTTCGTCAGTCCACGCAGCGATTTGAATCACAGCGTTTTCCAGCGAAGTTTCGTTCAAGTCAGCAGCAGTAGCTGGGATGTTCGAGTTGGTGCCACCGGAGACGAGTGGGTGGTTAGCGTTGAACAGGGAGACATTGTCACCGCCCGGATAGGACGACGAGAAGCCGTTGTTCAGGACGTTAGCCGCCTTAACTTGCTTGGTGTAAGCCATAGCACGAGCCAGAGCCTTGGTATAACGAGCCGACAGGCTGTCATACAGGTTATCTTCGATGGCCTCTTCGGTCAGCGAGAAACCCAGAGCAATGGTTTCGTGGTTGTAGCGAGCAGTCCATGCTTCTTGTGCATTGTCGTACGCGATTGCAGAACCTTCGTTCTTAACCGGTGCGGCACTAAAGCCAGACAGCTTGGTTTCTTCTTCAAACGAACGCTCGGAAGTCTCGGTTTCGTAGATTTCCTTGTGCTCTTCGCCGTAGCGGGCATACTCCAGACCGAACAGGGCGTTCAGGCCGGGGAGCAGCTCTTTCAGTAGTTGTGCGCGTGAAATAGCCATGATTTAAGCTCCTTATGCTACGCCAGTGGCGTTGTTGTACGAATGATAGCCAAAGTTAAACTTGACAATCAGTTCGGTGTAACCGTTTGCAGTTGCAGTGTCAGGAACACCGTCAACTACTCGCAGTGGCAGAGAAGTGCTTACCGCATTGGCAAACACACCAGTCTTTGAATTACCAGAAAGGGTATTAGGCGAGTTCAGAATCAGAGTGGCGTTATTGCCCACAACGACTTGAGACACGGCGCTAATAACCAGACCAGTGGTATTAATGGTGTTGCCAACCGAAACAGCTTTGTAAAGCTGGTCGGGATCATCCGCAACGTACGCATACGCATCTGGCACGCCAGACGCAAAACCGGGCCAAAACTGGCTGAAGGTCTTTTGCTTGGTCACAGGGTTAGTGTAGGTGCAACCGAGGAACACGCCAACAACGCCAGCGACTGGCGAAGTATCGGTATCCAGAGTCGAGATGATGATTGTGCTATTTGCTTGGCTCAACTGAACCACATCACCGTAGTAAATAGGGGTGTTGTAGTTAATCGAACCGCCACCGTTACCGGGGGTAGCAGTAATAGGCAACTGACGAGTTGCGCCTGCGAAGACCTGACCACCAATCAGATTGATTGGCTGTAGGCCGTAAGGGGCACTTACAGTAGGATAAGCCATAATTAAGCTCCAAAAATTTTAAAAGGTTAGCCTTTACCAAACGATGTCGAGGATTTCTTCTCAGAGAAAAGAGGCATCCGCGAATCGCTTTCCCGCATAAAGCTGTTGTCAATTGCAGTCGTTTGCGCTTGAGTTTGGTTCGCATAATATTCATTACGCTGTGCTACAAACTCTTGCGGCGTCTTGCAAAGCACCAGCCCACCAATCTCAATATTGTCCTTAAAGCGACTATTTGGATCGATTAGCAGTTGAAACTTTGGTTGCTCAGACACTTTCACAGGCTCCCAACCCTCACGCAACTTCGCTGAGAGGTTACGGGGATCGGCCTTGTCCATAGTCGAGACACGAATCCACCTGTACGCAACTCCGGCCTGTTTATCAGGTTCCGGTAGGGTTTCCGCAGGTGCCCACTGCTTAGGGCGTTCCTGTTGCGCACGGTTTTCCAATTCTCTAGTAAGACGATTTTCGCTCATGATCAGCTCCCTTGTAATTTAAGGACTTCTCGGGCGTATTGCTCCGGAGTCAGTTTGAACTTCTTAGCTAACGCTGCTTGTGTCTTCGTTAGCCGAACCTGCTTCGGAGCCGTACTCCGCTTAGCTGATGCTACAACGGTGCTCGGCTTACTTTTAGGTTGAGGCTTCTGTGGCTCAACTTCTTCATTAAAGGCTTCTGGGAACCGCCTGCGCATCGTTTCGTCGATGCGTTTGTAGTAATCGTCAGTACCGAGATATTCTGCGCCGTACTCACGATACAACTTCTTGTGCAGTCCCATCGCTGCGTCCGTCATCTCCTCGTCCTTATTGAACCAATTAGAGTTACGGCGCTGCCAATCTGCGAATTTCGGGTCGGCTGGCTTTTGTTCCTGCCGAATTTGCGGGAGTTGTACCTCAGTTTCGGGCTCTTGTAAAGTGGGTTTAAAGTTTCTTGTGCGATCCAACTTCAAGGACGCATCCACTAGAGCCGCCTGTGCCTCAACTAACTTCTCAGCGTCACCTGAGTCGTAAGCCTCCCGGTAGTTCCTTTTTGCAACCTCTACATCGGTTTCAGCTGCCGCTTTGACCGTTGCGATGTACTCCTGTTCACCAGAGGAAAGGGTCTCTTTAAGACGTTTATTTTCCTCAAGGATGCTTTGAGCTATCCGTAGAGCTTCTTCTTGCTCACGGAACGCAGCTTCCTTCTCCCGACGCTCATCATGCCAAGCCTTTTTATACTGCTTAAACTTGACAATTACTTCTTCAGGGTACTCGCCGCCTTCTTCTGGGGCTTCCAGTGAGTTAACTATATCTTTAGGGAGGGGTTCCTTACCACGGTCTTCTTCGGGCGTATCGTCTTCAATCTCGACGACAAACTCATCATCCTCGCCCTCAACTTCTGCCGTAGTTTCCTCGGTCTCATCGGGGAACTTGTACTCGTTCTTGTCCATATATCCTCCTTATGCTCGTGAAATACCGCGTGGGTCATCCACAACGCCCTCGATTGAGTCATCGTTGATCAGGCGGAACTCCCGACCATGAATCTTCAAACGGGTGCCGCTGTTCGGGCGTGCGAGGACAAAGTCGCCCTCTTTACACCACGGCCCACTAGGGAATCGGCTTGCGTCTTTGTAGCAATCTGGCCCCATCTTCACGACAAAAAAGACCGTGCTAAGGACTTCCTCATAGTGCATGGTTGAGTCTGCCTTAATAATCCCGCTATCGTATTTAGCTTCGATCTCAGGGATTGCTACCAAAATGTGGTAGCCAGAAGGTTGTGGCAGTTGTGTAGCCTTCTCTTCTGCTGTTTCCGGCAGTGTTGATACTTCACCGCTTTCTGTAGCGATGGCTAGTTCAGTCATCTTCATGCTCCATTCTTTTTGCGAGGTCTAAAAGGTACGTCTCAACTGCGGTGAGACCTCGGATTTCACCGCAGATAAATTGATACTCATCAAAGGACTTAGCCGCTTTGTTGGCTAACGCGTCGGAAAGTTGTGCCCGACGCTCCCTTAGTTCTTTAATCGCCGCTTCTATTGCGTTCATTTACTCTCCCTTTCTGCTGCATTCGTTGCTTACCTAGGTCTAAAGCTGCTCTAAAGCCCTCGGACTCCTGCTGCTTGTTAACCCGCATACGATCAGACTCAACCTTGATTGCCATATTTGCCCCAGCGATCTCCTTCTGAGCATTAATCCGCTCAAGCTCGATCTGCAACTGCTTATCCCGCGCGGCTGCGTCCGCTTGGTCTTTAGCAATCTTGCGCTGAACTTCTGCCTGCTTGATCTGCAACTCCTGCATCTGCATTTGGATAATTGGGTCTTGCATCTGCTGTTGAGCCTGCTGTTGTTGGGCTTCAGCCATGTGCTGCTGTACAAGCTGTTGTGTAGCTTGGGCTGCGGCTTGGGAGATGCGTACCTCCATATCCTTTGGAATCTCGATGTCCTCGTTCTCTTCGTAGTTCGGAAGAGTAATGCCCATCGTTGCTTCCATCTGCTTGCGATACTCGTAGCCCACGTGCTCATTAATATGCGCCATCATTGCGGCTTGAATCATCTGAGCCTGTGGGTTCTGACCAACTAGCTGCTGTACTTTCGGGTCTTGCATCGCGCCCATGTGAACAGCGATATGCGCTTGATGATCCTGATACAGAAACGCTTTGACAGGCTTACCCATCAAGACGTTCTGGTTCTCTGTAATCGGATCACGCGGACGCGTGTCATCCTCTGTAGGTACTAACTTGGTGTAGTTCTTAATGCCCAACACATCCAGCATCTGTCTGTGCAGTAGTGGCATGTCATATAGTTGT